TGCGCGATTTTGCGCGATTCGTATTGTCCCCCATCATTCATACACATCTTGGAGTTATGAGCCGTTCATATTTAACGACCCATTCTATGCCCTCTGGTTGCTATTTAACTGCAATTATGAATAGTATGGTAAATAGGGCATATACGGCGATTTGGTATTATAGAACTCTTAAGGCTAACAGATTTATTCCTAAATCTTATGAATTTCATAGAGATGTTGTGGATTTAGTATACGGTGATGATAAAGTTAATGGAGTTTTAAAACATGAAGAGTATTTAAATGCAATATCTATGTGCAAGTTTTTTGAAGCATTAGGTATGAAAATGACGACTTCTACTAAGCAAGATATGGTTAGTGAATCTCAAGAATGGAGTGAAATTACATTTCTTAAGCGAAGTTTCGTTTATCATAATAAAATTAAGCGTATAATGCCACCTCTAGAACTTAATACGTTGTGGAGTTCTCTTCAGTATTATGATCAAAATAAAGAACAAGATGTGGTAATAGAAGATAAAATAATGAATTATCAACGTGAAATATATTTGCATCCAGATAGAGATTTTCTTCTTAAAGATTTTGCTAAACGTATGAAGGAGTATCGAACATTTGCATTACTCCCTGATCAATATTTATTTGATTTATACACGAAACATGTTGATGATGTTCCATCTTTGAATGGGATGCGCCAATATTTTCATTAATTTAAACTTTAATGGTCTAGCATTAGACGTTAAATAATGCCCGTGGTTAGGATAACCCCTGAACTATCTTGTAATAAATAGCCTCTTGTTAAACTGCCAATTGAAGTATCCTGCTTTGAGAGAAGACCATTAACAAGAGCCAAATAAGGAGATCTATGTTTCATTGAATAGTGCAATATGAAACATATAAAAGCACTACAAACAAAAATAAATTAAATGCGTTTGACAATACGCTTAAAATGTCCACAATAGTTTTCTTAGCTGAATCAGATATGCAATTAGTTGCTGCCCCTGATCATAGATTAGAAAACTCAACAACAACCCCTACTAAAGGTATTACTACTATCATGTATAATAATATAAACTACTCAGTTGTTCAACCAGATATGAAAGATGACACCGTTGATTTGGCGGCTTCTAATTATTTCTCTTCTGTGCGTACTCGTACAATGATAGAACCTGCAGCGCAATTTTCTAAATTCCCAAAGATAACTAGTTTACCACCTAAACTTGATATGGACTATTCTAAAATTTTAAATAAGCCTTTCTTTGTCAAAAATTATTTGTGGAGAAGTTCAGCAGCTAGAGGTGACGTACTTGGTGTAACATATATACCATTGGATATATTAGTCAATAATTTATCTAATATACCATTTCACGCATCCGTATTTTATAGAGCTAAAGTAACTCTTTTTCTTCAGGCAGCTGGTACTCCAATGCATCAAGGAACTTGTATAGCTTCGGCAGTGCCTTTAGCATATACGGGATCTGATACTAGTATAACTAGTATGGGAACGCTTATGTCTGCACCACATGCTTTTTTGTCAGCTAATGAATCTTCTTCTGTTGCATTAGAGGTTCCATTTTATGTTAATGGACCTTTAGAAATGACTGATGTAGATAAGTTTACTTTTTCACCTTATGCTAGAAATGTTAATTATGCAGAAGCAGTATTAATGGTTGTCAATCCGCTAGCTGTAGCTTCTACGTCTACTCAAGATATAACTATATCAATTCATGCTATGTTTAATGAATTAGAGTTCTACGTACCACATGTCGACCCAACTTGGGTTGCGGCTCCAACCTTCGTTGCAGAAGGGTTTCTTGATGAGGTTAGTGCATTGGCGTCATGGGCCATAGATGGAATTTTTTCAATTGGGAAAAAAGTAACCGGAGATTTGCTTGATATGGGAAGATCAGCGATCAGGCAGTATACAGGTTTACATAACCCGAATACGCCATTTATTACTCAAAAAGTCGCTACAACCGAGCGACAGCATAATAATACAGTAGATACGCGAGTACATTTTGAAAAGATGGACCCGTATACTAATTATGAAAGAATATGTAGAGATTACATATTCGATACAGAGAGGGATGAGATGGATCTTCTAACTATATTAAAGAAACCGCAATATATAGCGACCTTTAAAGTGAAAGCTGACGATTCATTAGGAAAGTTGTTATTTTCTCGTCCTATAACTCCATCTCAGCAGTACGAAGAAAGAAGTTTTTTAGATGCAGAGACGGGTATTTCAATTAATAGTACTGCTATATATAATCATTTACAAACAATATCTCGCTTAGCTAGATATTGGCGAG